CCCCCCCCCCCCCCTCTTCTGCCGATTTCCTTCACCAACTACATGCAGGCAGCCGTTTCGACTACGAAGGCACGGACACCGAATACATGCAGCGTTTCGCCCACCGCCTCGAAGAGCTGGAAGGCTACCTTGTGCGCACCGACAACCCTACACATTTCCTTGCTGACCTTATTGAACGGGGGTTCGCTTGGGTTGAATAAAATAACAGGGCCAAAGTAACCGATGCAAAGCCAAACTTTTAAGTGTTAAAAGTGGTACTATTACACAAAAGAAGTGGGTGAAAACTTGCGTACTACGAAAATTTGTAGTACCTTTGTATTGTCAATAAAAACAATGAGATTATGAAACAAGAAAAAGAAATGATGGAGGTTACCCCCGAAGAAAGGGAACTTCTCGAAAAAATTAGGAATTACAACCGCTCTTATCCAAACGGATACCCGCGACTCCTTTGGGACTTACAAGAAGAATTTGATAAGATGATTAGACAGCCAGGCGGATAAGACCAAACCTCTCCCCGAAAAGGGGAGAGGTAAATAAACACTAAATTCAAACGATATGGAAACAACAATCACAGCCCCTGCAATGGTTACAGATATGAAGAGAAAGATGCAAGACGTGCTTTTGGCCGTATCCTGGCGCGAGTTTGCAAACACCTACTTTCAGAAGTCATCCTCATGGTTCTACCACAAAATGGATGGGATAGACGGCAACGGCGGAATTGGAGGGTTCACCCCTCAAGAGACGGAACAGATGCGCAATGCGCTCTTCGACCTTTCTGCACGTATCCGCCGAGCAGCCGAGAACATTTAGGCAAGGCCGCTCATTGGCCTTATTGACAAAAGTCGCCCGCTAGCCTACGGGCGCAACTGCCCCTCACCCCCTATAAAGGTGAGGGGCTTACCATTTTATCGGCAAAAGCAAAGGATGGCTGGTAAAAAAACAAGATGGCAAACATTTTCCCGCCCCTTCACTTTGCCGTTACAAATATTATTCGTAACTTTGCCATGCAAAACATCTATAGCGGTACAGATGCCGCCAGCTCAATAGCTGGCCGTTTTTGTATCCACCCCTTTTAAGGTAAACTGTATAACTGCGCCGTGTCTGGTGTGCGGAAACGCCCCAGGAGTCCTGCTATAGAGGCTTTGCAACACGTAGCGCAGTTTCTTTATGCAAAATTCTATAGTTATGAAAACAATCATCATCCCCGATGCCCACGGCATCAAGTGCATCACCCCCGCAGAGAAAGGAGGAACGCTATGAAAAAAGACGCAACATTGAGCATGTGCTTCAACACACGCGAAGAAGTGGCACTGGCCGACGTGTGGGCAGCCCACTTCCTGCACCCGCTCTCGGGCAACTTCAACCGCTACATCAAGTACGAGAAGGCGGTGGAGAACATGCACCGCTACATGGGCAGCTACGGCAGCATGGAAGCCGCTCGGAACATCAACGCGGCACTCTACCGCTTTGCCCAGCAATGCGAGTACATCGCCGACTTCAACCCCATAGACAAAGGAGGCCGCAAGCCCTGCACCCACTGGAACCGCGGCCCGATAGAGAGGAAGAAAGAAGAGTGGTACATCTATGTTAAGACCGACCCCGAGGTTTTCGCCATCGTGGCCAACCAACTGCAAAGCAAGGCCAGATACGCACATGTGGCCAGCAAGGATGCCGACGAAAGCCCCAGGTATTGGTTTCGCGACGAGATAGCCCTGCTGCAAGTGTTCGCCGCCCACTTCTTGCACCCCCTTTCCGGCAACCTGGACTGTCGTGTCCCCATGAGCCGGGTGATGGCCGAGCTGCACGCCTATTGTGGCGAATACAAGAACCTGGTGAACCCGCTATACGTTTTGCAGACCCTCTACGACTATGCCTGCCAGTGCGAATACGTGGCCGATTTCAACCCCCTCGAAATGTGCCGCCACATGCCAACCACACGCCGCGCATTCGGCATCATCGAGGATAAGGACGCAGAGTGGTACCTGTACGTTAAGACCGACCTCGTGGTGTTCCCCCTCGTGACCGAACAACTCGCAACAAAGAAATGGAGGTACTAACCATGAACATGCAATCCAACCAAAGCGTGGCCTTCGAACTGGGCAACCGTGCCGTGACGCTCACCGCCGGCACACTGGGCCACCTCGAAGACCTGAAACGCGCATCCCACTTCTACCTGCGCGGGCTCGACGGCATCATGCGTGCGCTCATCCAGTTGGGGCGCGGCCCCGCAGAGACGCTCACGCCCGAACGGAGCCTGGAACTGCTCGACATCGCCAGCGAAATAAAAGAACACATCCTGGCCGTTGCCGCCATCGACATGTATGCCGACGACAAGCGCGTGCTGCCCGACCTGCCAGCGAGCGACGAAGATTAGCATCTCCGCCTTCGCAGAAATTCAACCAATCACCAAACTGACAGAAATCATGAAACAAGAGAATAAAGAAACAACCGCCGTCGACGTGCAGCCCTACATCGATGCGCTGATGCACACCTTCAGCCCCGCCGCCATGCCCGAAGAAACCACCCACTTCTTCACCACCGCCGAGGTGATGGCCGGCATGCAGCAGATAAACCCCTCGCTTGCCGTATCGGCCGAGCAGGTGGCACACGCCCTCGCCCGCGCGGGATTCCACCTCTGCAACCGCCCCGGCTCGCAAGGCATCTCGTTCCGCTGGATGTTTAAGGAAAAAGTGTAACCACACTTAACCGTACGTATGACATCGCGCCTGCGAGGGCGCGATGTCCTTTACTACCAATTCCTAATGCCTTACCTTTGCACCAAGAAATACCAAAAACCAACATGAATGGCACGTACCATAACACATGCATCGCTCTTCAGCGGCATTGGCGCGCCCGAATTGGCCGCCACATGGATGGGGTGGAGAAATCTCTTCCATTGCGAAATAAACGACTTCTGCCGAACAATCTTGCAATATTGGTACCCTAATAGCGTTTCCTATGAAGACATCAAGACAACCAACTTTGAAGAATGGCGCGGCCGCGTCGACGTACTTACGGGAGGCTTTCCCTGCCAGCCATTCTCCGCAGCCGGGAGAAGGAAGGGAACGGCAGACGACCGTTACCTCTGGCCTGAAATGTTTCGAGTCATCGGGCAGGTACAGCCCGCTTTCGTCATTGCTGAAAACGTTGATGGAATCCTCTCGATGGTACAACCCGGCCGTACGGCTAATGTGGACGGTCCGCCCACTCTCTTCGGTGAGGGTAACGATGTTTACCGCACCGAGCAAAGATACGTCGCCGACCTCGTGTGCGAAGACCTCGAAAAGGCGGGATATGCCGTCCAGCCGGTCGTTATTCCGGCTTGCGGTGTCGGCGCGCCCCATCGCCGATACCGCGTGTGGTTCATCGCCCAACGGCGCGACGGCCACTATTCTGCCCACACCTGTAACGCAGGGGTTGAAAGTGTGCGAAAACGGCAGGCAACTGTTCATGCCCCTGAACCTTCTGCCTACACCTCTCTCGGTGGAAATATCGCACACGAAGCGAATAACCCAACTAAAAGAGAAAGGAGGGAAAACGATGGGCAGCAGGGTCAACGGCGAGAGCCGCCCCAACGGGCTGATGGACTTCCTGCACTTCCATTCTCTGCTGCCGACGCCCAACGCTGCGGAGGGAACGAACTGGACGCGGACCTACAATCCCGACAGTCAGATGGGGCGTGGGCTGACGGCTTTGGCGGTCAACGGCCTGCTGCTTTCTCCCATGAGCAAGGATGGATTTCGCGCCGGTCTGACCATGCAGGCACTGAAGAACCACAACCGGCCAAAAGAGAATTTGGCCGAACAGATTGCCCACAAGGTTGGTGGCGGAACTTCCCAACTGTCGCCGCTGTTTGTGACGGAGATGATGGGCTTTCCTCTGGAATACCTGGTCTTACCCTTCCTTTCCGAGGATGGAGAAAAAACGCCATAGCCGCCCTGGGCAACTCCATGGTGCCGCAAGTGGTGATGGAGCTGTTCCGCGCCATTGAGGTAGAAATTAAGGACATGCAACGTTGAACATTATACATTATCACCAAGGCCGCCCGTTGCGAGACGCGCGGCCTTTTCGCTTGCCCCCTTGCCAAGGCGTGGGGCGTGTTCGCCGTCGTCGCATAACGCATTGAATGCTAGTATCTTCAGGCTCGTTTATACAAACCACCCGACAAGGCCCTGCCTCACGCGCGCTGCAAGGCACGAAAAAGCCCGGGGCAGGCTCATGCTCCGGGCGGGGTGTGATAAGATGAACAAGCAGTGCAGAAATGTCATGCCAACCTGAACGAGCCTATTTCCTTGGCCAAGTCTTGGCAGGCTTCGTTGAACGTTCGTTTTTGCTCCTCGTTCAGCGTGTATACCTTGCCGCGCACCTTGTGGCCGTTGATGCGTTGGTAAAGCCACGCCCTGCTCTTGCCGAAGTAATGCTCGGCAATGTAGGCCATCGGCAAGATGTCGTAGCGGTTGCCCAGCTGTTGGCGGATGGTGGCAATGTCGCCGTCGATGCGGCCGAGGTTGCGCATTATCATCTCTTCGCATGCACGCTTCGCCCCCTCATCGCCGTTGGCCTCCATCCACGCCACGATTTCGTCTTTGCGCCGCTCGCTCCGTTCGTCGTCCTTGCCGAGCAGGGCTTCAAACTCTTTCAACAAATCTTCGTATTTTTCCATTTCCTTTTCTTTTTAGGCTCTCCCCTCGTGGGGGGGGGAGAGCTTTGTTTTTTACTTCTTTCTCTGTTCGTAGAGCTTTTTTAAATCTTCGAGCCTTAAATCGATTTGCTTTTCCATGTGCTCGTTTCCGAGCCATTTTGCGAATTTTTGCAAATCTCTGATTTCTTTCTCTTTTTGGCTTATCAGCCGTTCTAACATTTCTTCATTCATTGTTTAAAGTTTTAGTTACCACTTGTTTTCTTATCACAATACAAAGGTACATAATCTTTTGGTTATGTGCAAGTTTTCTGACAATTATTTTCATATAAAACAAGACTTTTTGTCCTTTACCCCTTGTTGGATATGGCCTATCTTTGCCCTTATGGTAACAGAACAATATTTGCGCCAAGACTTCGTGTCGGAAATGCTTCGGCGCGACCTCCGCATCATCCACAAGAAGCAGGCCGAGGTTGTGAACCGGCATCTGCAAGTGCGCACCGGAACGCTCCGCGCAGCCGTGTCTCACCCCGAGTTCATGGTCGACACGTCCGAGGGACGCACCTCCGTTCGCATGCGCCTCTTGTCTTACATGCGCTTTCTCGATATGCAATACCGCACGGCCAATAGCCGTATGGCCAAGAAAAAACACGCCAATATCGCGCTATACAACCGCGTAGTGTGGGGCGTGCTGTATCATGATACGTTTCCTGACATCCAAGCAGGATTCACAGATGAAGTGCGCAAAGTTTGGCGACAAAAGATGGAAGATGCCATTAATAACCGCATATTACCTAACGAAATATGAGCAAGATAAAGGAAGACCACATTGCCCTCGTCATCGATGTCAAGACGGCCGAGGCGCAGCAGCAAATGCGACAGTTGGAGCGTGCAACAGCCGACCTGCGCAAGGAGATGAAGGCACGGCAGAATGCGATGCTTGAGTTGGAGGCCGCCGGAAAGAAAGATACCGAGGAGTATCAGCGGCTGCGGGGCGAAATGCAGAAATACAACGCCCAAATAAAGGAGAACGAACGCCAGCTGCGGGGAATGCGCCAAGGCATGGACATATCGGCCATGACCATGGCACAGCTGCGCAAGCATGCGCGCGAGCTGCAAACCGAGCTGAACAATACCTCGAAGGCCACCAGCCCCAAAGAATACGAACAGCTGGCCTCGCAACTGCGCAACGTCAATGGGCGCATGGCAGAACTACGGGCCGACGCCTCGCGCTTGGCAAGCACCACGGGCGAGCAAACGGGCGGCATATCCTCGAAGTTCGGTTCGCTCTTCACGTCCATCTCGGCCAACTGGACCAAGGCGATGGGCATGATAACGGCAGGTGTGGCTGCCCTCTCCGCAGTGATAGAGGGCGCGAAATGGTGGTACAACTACAACTCGGAGATTGAAGAGGCGCAACGCCTGACACGCGAGTTCACGGGACTGGCGGGCGACGAACTGGTAAGCGTACGCTCGCACATACAGGCCATTGCCGACACCTTCGGCAAAGACTACAAGGACGTGTTGGGCGGTGTAGACGCACTCATGTCTCAGTACGGAATATCTGCGCAAGAGGCCATGAAGATTGTGGAAGACGGCTTCACCGCCGGAGCTGACCTAGGTGGCAACATGCTCTCGATGATTAGCCAGTATGGGCCGGCGTTCAACGATGCAGGCATAGGAGCTTCGGAACTGGTGGCCATCATCGCGCAGACGCGCAGCGGCATATTCTCCGAGGGTGGCATGTCGCTCATACAGATGGCATCGAAGAAAATACGCGAGATGGAGAAGACAACGGCAGCATCGCTTGATGCCATTGGCATCAACAGCAAGAAGCTGCAGTCAGAGTTGCGCAGTGGGGCTAAAGGTACGTTCGATGCCGTGCGCGAGGTGGCCGAAGCGTTGAAGAAGATACCCAAGGACAGTCAGGAGGTGGGAAGTGTACTCAAGGACGTGTTTGGTCGCCAAGGTGCAGCAGGGGGATTGAAGATGATTGAGAGCCTGGCCGACATGACCACCAAGATGGAGGACGTGAAGGCCGTGACGGGTGAGTTCGGCAAGCTGCAACAAGAGGAGATAAACGCGCAAACAGAACTTAATGAAAAAATGTCGAAGTTTTTCGGCATCGGTGACCAGGGATTTGAAGAAATCACGATGAAAGCGAAAGTGTTCGCTCTCAATGCCCTCTCCTCGATTATAGATTACACTGTGAAGATTATCAACTACTTCATCAACCTATACAACGAATCCACAGCTTTCCGCGCGGAAATTGAGACGCTTAAGTTTCACTTCAAATTGCTGTGGGACGGCGTTAAGCTGGGCTTCAATGTCGTCATCGACGGCTTTAAGGCAATTGGGCGAATGGCCAAGGCCTGGGGGACGGTTCTTGAAGGTGTCCTGACGCTCGATACCGACAAGATAACCAACGGAGTTGGCGCACTCTTCAATGCTTACAAGGACAGTTTCACCGAGTTTGTCGACGATGCGAAAAAGTTTGGCAAAAGCACTGCCGAGAACTATGCAGAAGCCTTCAACAACACAATCAAGGGCAATAAGGTTAAGCCCATCACGTTGGAAATGAACGTGAAGAAAAAAAGTGCTGTTGGCGCATCTTCCACCGCCACAGCCGTGACCACGGCTAATGGCGGCAGTGGCGGTGGAAAGGGAAAGCAGAAAGGGAAGAAGGAAAAGGCATTTAATCCCGATGATATTGCGACAAAAGACTTTTCGAACGACCGTAAGGACGACATCGCCGAAGTGAAGCGCGACTACCAGCAGCAGCTTAACGCACTTGACGAATCGCTGGCCAAACGCCGATTGTCGCAAGAGCAATACAACTCTTTCATACTCGCGTTGAAAGAGGGCCAGGCGCGGCAATTACTGGCCATCGAGAAGAACTACCTGGAGCGCGCTGAAGCGATGACATTTAAGGATGGACAGAAGAAGGCGGAGCTGATAAAGGGACAGAATGATAACGTGAATGCGGCCGAACAACAGCACTTCACGTCAATGTTGGCCATCAGCAAGCAATACAACGATGCGCTTAAACAGCTCCAAGACCAGGGAATGACCGACGAGCAGAAGCGTGAGGCCGACCACGCCCTGCAGCTCTCCTCGCTCGAATCTTTCTACAAGGCGCGATTGGCGCAGGCTCGCCAATACGGCGAAGATGACGCGGCCCTGACTGAGGCCTACGAACGCGCCAAGTCAGAGATAATCCGCAAATACGAACAACAGACGGAAGAAGAGCGGTATCAGATGCGTATGCGCGCAGGCCTTGTTTCGCAAAAAGAAATCTTCGAGCGCGAGCTGGCGCAGCTTAAGGAGAAACTTGCTGCCGAGGGCGCGACCGAAGAGGAACAACAGCGGGCCGTAGCCAACATGACCCGACAGTTCGAAGAAGACAAGCTCCGACTGCGCCAACAATACGGCATCGCGACACAACAAGAGCTGTTCGATGCCGAAATGGCGCAGCTCAAACTGCACCTCGACGCCAAGATGATAACCCAGGAGGAGTACGAGCAGGCCGTGGCGCAGATGAAGATGAACAAGTGGAAGCAATCGTTCGACTATTACAGCAACCTCTTCGGCACGGCCGTCAAGCAGCTGCAAGATGCCGAAATGGCCAACGTAGACGCCAAGTACGATGCCGAGATAGAGGCGGCGCAGGGCAATGCCGACCAGGTGGAGAAACTGGAAAAACAGAAGGCCAACGAAAAGCTGAAGATACAGAAGAAGTACGCCGACGTGAACTTCGCCATACAGGCCTCGCAAATTATCGTCAACACGGCCGTGTCGGTGATGAAGGCCTTCAGCGAGCTGGGTCCCATCGGTGGAGCCATCGCCGGCGCGCTCATGTCCGTGGCAGGCACGGCACAGTTGGCCGTGGCCAATGCCGAGCGGCAGAAGGTGAAGAAAATGACGCTGCAAGGCGCATCGGCGGGTTCGGCGGCCACAGGCGCACGCGTGGCAACGGGTCTTGAGAATGGCGGTAACATCGACGTGGAACGCGAGCAGGACGGCAAGCGGTTTAAGGCGAAGTTCGAACCCCACCGCCGTGGCTACGTGGACCGCCCCACGGTGCTGGTGGGCGAAGGGCCCGCGGGGCACAGCAAGGAATGGGTGGCCAGCAACGCAGCAATGGAAAACCCCACCGTAGCTCCGTTCATTGACGTCATCGACAAGGCGCAGCGCACGGGCGACATCCGTACGCTCGACTTGCGCAAGGTGATGATGCAGCGCGGACTGGCCGGCGGCGGTTTCGTGTCGCCGTCTGCCGGCAATGCCACGCAACACCCCACAACACCCGT